GTTAGGTTGAGATGGCGTCTGTTGATATAGAAATGAAATATTCCTCAGAAACCATCCCCGTCGAAGAAAAGGCTTCTTCCGCTGCTCCCATTACCACTCCCCCTCTATCTAAGCCTAAACGCAAGTATACGAGGAAGGATGATGGTGGTGTGAAGAAACGGCGTACTATACCACCCACTGCACCTGCTGGCGCTGTTCCAAAAGAACCCGTCCCCCCTGCGGTGGTACAACACACACAACAAGTTAGTCACGGGTCTGCTGCTTCGGCAGTAGACTCGTGCCTAGATGCTGCCAAAGCACTAGAAATGAGAATGCAATTGTTGCAGACCGAACACGATATAGCGCTTCGTAAGAAGAAATTGGAGTTCGAACTCGTACTACGTCACAACCAGTATGAGGCCGATGCTAAACGGAACCTCGACAATTACAATCTCAATGTCACGGATACAGAAATGACACAGGTTAAGCAAACCTGTGACGTCAATGTATTCTTGACCAAATCTCAACAACGGACGATCACTAGGGAGGAACCATATTTACGTCTCCGATCGACCGGGCGGCCAGTGCCGCATCCGCATCCTATTTTACATCTCGAGCGTGCTCGTGCCGAGACTGAAGCGATATCGTATATTATGAATCACTGTCAGAAGAAAGGAGGTGTTGTTGAGATTGTTGACGTCGGTGGAAATGCTTCTCGCCATAATGCCGCGAAGCGCTCCAATATCCACTGCTGCAACCCGGTGTTATCATCCTCTGATGCTATGCGTGATTTCAATCACGGAATGCGTCATGGTGAGATCACGGATTTCCGAAGGTGTGAGCACAAAGCGCAGGAATGCACCTGTGTCACACCGGACGTTTATTTGTCTGTGGACCAAATTTACTATATGGATGCTGAAACTATTGCCCAATTAGTATTGAAGTCTAAGATGAATATGATGATTGCCACGTGTCATGAGTTTCCTGATGCGTATGGCAGCTTTGCCGATGGTGAAGCGACTTATCATCTAGTTGATGCTCACACAGTATCAATGAACGTCCGCGGGAATTCGCACTCTTATGTACACAGCAATCTTGGTTGGCTCCATCGCGGGGGCCACCATTTCTATGTCAACCGTCCTGTAGTTGGCACTGATGGGATTGCTGTTGTGCAGAAGGTGCCGTACACCTTGTGCTGGTCTAAAGTCGGCCGGCAGTTCCCTTGGCATGCTACCTATGGTTTCACCGTTCGTCCCAACGTGCATCTCGCACTTGACCCGAGCGTAGACTCTCCATTGACCTCATCCCTTCAAGACTCCCATTATTATGGTGAGTTGACTATGAAGGGTATTTTCAATGAGAAAGGAGAGGTGAATACCGTTGGTGAAATCTTCGACATTCCTGATCTGAAGATTCACTCTTGGGGTGGTTTTGTCATGGTGTATAAGTCTCGCTTTAACGTGACGATGATTGCACCAAAAGGTCTCATTGCTGAGGCTAGTAGTTTTGTTTGTGGCACTGACCGCTCAGCTGAGCGGCTCAAGGCTCTTATTTCTCATTTGAAATACAAGGCGAAGGCTCTCAACATTCCTGAGAACATGAAAGATACCACCGTGTTCGCGGCAGCCTGCTTGGGATTTGTAAAGAATTCTGGGTATGAAACTGCTGTCTTGCACGGTGTGATCCGGGACGTGATGCCAACCTTGGAAGTCCACCGTGATGCCTTGAATTTGAAATTTAAACGCATTTGGACATGGAAAAAGGTTGCTGCCGCTATGGTCACTGCTGCTACTATAGCCGGTGGGTCTTATGCTGCTGCTCATGCTCTTATACCTGTTGTTGCTCCTGTCGTTGCCGCCGCTGGCGTTGCAGCATTTGGGGTAGCTGGGGCTGTGGCCACTGGTCTTGCTTGGTACAATAATTTGCCGCATGATCCGTTCCACAATTATCGTGTTGACCGTTCTGTGTCTCCACCGATTACTCGTATTGTTCCATTGGCGGCTGGGACACGATTGCCTTCTACTGCGCCGCCAAAGTCCATTGATGATCTTCTTGCTACTCCGCTTGATGTCACCGCACGACTCGATTCTCCAAATCCAACTGAGATTCGCGAGAGATTGGACCCTCTTTGTCCGTATGGAATAGTTAGTTCTATGGCCGTACCAATTGTGCCACAAAACTCCTGCCACTCTGCTTTGAGCGCAGATGTTGAGCGGAGTCTAAAACCACAAGTATTTCACAATCCTCTCAAGTTTGATACAGCGCACTTTGATAAGTTCCAGCGCTGGGTGTTTCAACACCTTGATGAATTACTTCCTGGCATGCGTAAAGGGGTGAAAGGCTCCTCCTTTACCGCATGGAACAATCGGCCCATCTTTGCCAAGCACCAACGTGAAAAGCAGTTAAAAGCTTATGAACAATGGAAGGCTTCTGGTATCGATGATGTCAAGCAAACTACCGTTAAGGAAATGCACACAAAAATCGAAAGTCTCATGAAAGCTGGGGCCTCTGATGATTGTAGGGAGTCAGTTGAAAAACTGGCTCCACGTGCCATCCAGGGTGCCAAAACGATGTTTAACGTCGCCACTGCCCCTTGGATTCACGATTTTTCCAAGAAGTTAGCTGCTTGCTGGAACGTTGGTAATGCTGACGGTCCAGTGTACACCAGTGGGGCAGATAATGCCTCAATTGGAGCGTTTGTCCGTAATGCCATTTCGCGTAATGCTTCCTACGCCGTTCTTGAGGGTGATTTTGCTCGGTTTGATACGACGGTACACCGTCGTATGCAAGCCCTGGAACTCGCCATCTATGAGTGGTGTGGTGCCCCACCATCTGTTCTTGCCCTTCTTCGTGCCAATATTAGCACAAAGGGTGGGGACAAGTGGCGAAATAAATACAGTGTTGATGGGACGCGTCACAGTGGTGACCCCCAAACGTCGTGTGGCAATTCATTATTGCAGGCACTGTGTATATTGTTTTCGATGGCTTGTCACGATCAAGCCCGCTCCCGTAGCAATGTTCTTCCATCACCTCGTGATCTCATCGAGAAACACAATGTTAATTTGTTGGTTCTTGGTGATGATAACCATTGTGTAGCTGATGAATCATTTCTTTCTTCCCTGCCTATAGTAGACTATTTACTACGTCTCGGGTTGGAGTTGGAACCAAAGTTGCACGTAGGACCAAATGCTGTTTGGCGATCATCCTTTTGTTCGTCACGATTTTACCCCTGTAAAAATGCTTCGGGTGAACCAGCACTTGTTCTTGCGCCTCCTATTGGACGGGTTGCTGCTAAAGCTGGGTGGTTTGTGAACCCCCCTGAGACCGTGTCGGCACAACAATTGGTTGCCGGCGATGCTGCTGGACGGATGAACGACAGCAGATTTGTTCCTTTTCTTCGGTCCTACTGGGCCCGGGTTGCCATGCTTACAAAACATGTCAAGCCAGCTGAAAGGAAATTAATGCGGGATGCGCAACGCGCTGCCCTGTATTCTTCTAAGACTACAGAACTGTTTGAGGCGTCGTCTGAGACCTGGGAAATGGTGTCCCACGTTTACGGATTGAAGCCTGATCAAGAGAAAGAGTACGAAGTCTTGTTGTCCAAGGTGGGATCTATTGGCACCGTATGCGATTATGCTCCGCTACGTCACGCCATGCTAGTTGATGGAGTCATTGTTGATACTCATAGTGAGTACAAGGATGAAGCCATCACTGAGTGCCCCCCTTTGATGCCTGTGAGAAATATTGATTCTGTCAAGGGTCAGTATGGTGATGTTGATGGCATTTGTGCCACATGCATGGCGGTTGGTTGTCCTGGACGTGTTCCATCAGTTAGTTTTGATGGGTCCCACGGGTCTGGAAAGCCGATACCATGCACGCATCCCTGCTTCACTGGCATGTCGGCCGCCTACACGGTGACTGACGATGACACGGCGATGGAGTAATCCACGCTTGTTAGCGTTAACACCCACGTTGGGAGTAATTCGTAAAACTCCATGTGCTTCAATTCTGGATTGTACCCACACGTCCGCCGGGAGGTAGATGTGGGTTGTTCATAAACCCTGATCGGTCTGACAACATACTCTCTAGAAACATCCACTGACACACAGCCCTGAACAAGCCTAGTGTCTTTAAATTCCTATCTTCATGTCAAAGTCAAACAAGAAGAAAACCCAGCCAAAGCAGCGCTCTGTCGGCGCCATTACCCAAGCAGCCGTGCAAAAGGTAGAACACGCCGCCAAAGTTGCTGTCAAGGCCGCCATGTCTCATGGCTCCCAGCCGAAAGGAGGTTCCAGACGTGGTAATCCCTCCAAACGGCGTGATAATAGTCAAGGTAAGGTCTACTCTCTGCATGTTCCGTTGGCTTCGGAATGTTTGGGAGAGGTTAGTACTTCCATTGGTTTCACTAATACTGACTACATTATCAATCCTTCCAATATTCGTACTTTTCCGCGTTTGTCTCGCATAGCGAACAACTTTGAAATGTACGATTTCGTCAAGTTGGCTTTTCGCTTCGTATCCTCTTCCGGGACTGCAGTTGGATCAACCAACACGGCACTGGGTACTGTTTTGGCAAACACTAACTATGACGTTCTTGATTCTAAATTTTCATCACAGATTCAGATGGAGGACTATGGTGGCATCAGTGAAACGATGCCTTCTCGTAATTTTACCCACGTTGTCAATGTCCGCGGCATCAAGGGTGGAATTAAAGCTGTCAACGACTCGTCACGGTTATTGCGTTACAACTTGCATGGTACCTCAAATGTTGGGGCTTATCCTGCTAGTTCGTCAGCGCACGACTATGATTTGGGTCGTTTCCAGTTTGCTTCTGTCGGAGCTCAGGCTCCTTCCGTCGCAGGCAGATTGTACGTAGATTATTCTTTAAATCTTCACCGTTGGAAAACCGAGAGTGCTACCGGTTCCACGGCCGTCGCTGCCCACTTGAGGGCCAATCCTCCTATCACTGCGTCTACTGCCAATCCATTTGGTACGATAGGTTTGTCGCTTGCGCCTGGGTCTACTCTCCAGGTTACTAGTACCCCCGCCAGTCTCACTCTGCCTCTTGCTGGCAGGTTTATAGTGATGTTTACGTGGAATGGTGGTAGTATAGCTTCACTCCCTATCATAGCGCATGGTGCGAATTTGAGCCCCATCCCGGCATTTAACAACGGTGTCAGCTTCTCGCTGTCTAGTTTTAATACTAACGTTGCCAATTATGCCAGTGTATTCGATGTAGCTGTTAGCGGTAATGGACCCGCTAATACCATCATCGTCTCTGGGTTGACAGGCCTGACTGCTTCTAATGCAGATGTTTGGATCTCGGATGTTCCAGCAGCATTGCCTTATTCCCTCCCCTCTTCTGATGATGACGATAATGAGTATGAAGCCGTGATTTCCCGGCTCAACTCGCTTATTGAACGCCAACGTACATACATTCGTGAAGCCGAAAGGCTAGCAACCATCACGGAAGAGAAATATGACAAATCTGATGCGTACGACGACTGTCATGAAACTGACACCCGTCCAACGCACCATGTTGGTCATTCGGAACCAGCGCCGGCAGAGGCGCTCCGTCCTCGGCGTCCGGGCGTCGAGTTTGTAATGTATCCGGGTGGGTCTGCTCCCCCACTACCGCCTAAGCCATCCATGGCTGCTTCTGTATTGAGCAGTCTTGGTATGGCCTAGTATGGCACCTGTTTGTGCCACCACACTTCTGGCGCAGTGTGGTTTATTTGCTTAGTCGCCTGCCACTTCCACTGGTGGTTCATATCTTTCAGAATTGACCGATTCGGTCGACGTATTGGTATGGCCAGTGTGGTGACATGTGTGTGTGTCGTGTCTTTGATCCCGTTTGTCCGCTGCGTGATGGTTCCTGCGTTAGAACACTTGAGTGTTCACGTTAGTTATGAGCCAACGACGCCAGCAGGCGGGTTAGACGTCCTACCGGGCTGTATAGGTAGGTTATAATATTTCTCGTACTCACGAGTTTGGAC